TTCGACTCCAAGTCTTCACCCCCCTTGCCCGCCTCAACTTCGCCAACGCCAACCCGCCCCACCTACGCTTTCCAGGCCGCGGCAAAGACCTCAAACTTACCGCAGAAGTCGACACCTTGCTCAACGACATGGGCGTCGAATTCCACGAAGACCACTTCTACGACACCTACGGTCGCAGACGACCCGAGGAAGTAACCAAACCAAATCTCCAAAACTAGTCGCGTCATTCGTCTGACGGCTGCGACGCCGAACCCATACCCTCCCTCCAACCCACGGAGAAAAGATGAACCCACAAACAGTCATGTACTGGGCCATCGAACCCACCGCACTCGCCGCCATCCACGGACTCGCAGGCGGCGACATGCTTCTACCACCCGCTCTCGAAACCACCGACCCACAACCCCCACACCGCCCCGGTTCCTACCACCACTCCACCGTCTACCCCAACGCAATCGCGGTAATGGACATCCACGGCCACATGATTAACCGCGCCGACCGTTGGGATAAGATCATCGACGGCGCCATCGACACACAAGAACTCCACGCGGATCTCCGCCAGCTCCTCGCCGACCCCACCGTCGAAACCATTGTCCTGGACATCGACAGCCCCGGAGGGACCGTACCCGGTATCCAAGAATTCGCCGAAGAGATCTACCAGGCCCGCGGCACAAAACCAATCATCGCATGGGCAAACGGCGTCGCCACCTCCGCAGCCTATTGGATCGCCTCAGCTGCCGATACCGTCCTCACCACACCCACTACCGTCCTCGGTTCCATCGGTGTTCTCGCAACCCACATCGACGCGTCCGAACGCTACCGATCCCTAGGCATCAAAGTCACCCACATCAAGTCCGGCAAAGACAAAGACATCGGCTCCCCCTACAAACCCCTCGACGAATACTCCCAAGCCACCATCCAGGCCCGCATCGACCACCTCTCCGATCTTTTCCTCAACAGCGTCGCTCGCAACCGCGGAATTCCTCCCGCCGCCGCCCAAGCCACCCTCGGAAATGCAAGCGTATTCATCGGCAACAAAGCCATCGAAGCCGGTCTGGCTGACGCCATGCCCACCAACCAGGAGATAAAGCACATGAACGTCCAAACCCTCATGCAGAGATTCAAGTCCCAGCCCCCCGCCGACGACCAAGCCACCATCGAAGAGCTCACCGCCGCGCTCGCCGCCGCAGCGGAACAAATCACCACCCTGGAAGCCACCGTCGCCACCGCAGCCACCGAAGCCGCCACCGCCACCGCAGAACTCGACAACCGCGCCACCCTCAACATCGAGCTCACCGCCAACGTCGCCGAACTCACCCAACAGATCGCCGCCTCCGCCATCGAACTCGCCACCCTCAAAGCCACCGCACCGCTCGAAGTCACCGACGACCAACTCCAGCTCATCGACGTCGCCGTCCAAGGCCTCGTCGCTTCCGGCCGCCTCGCCCCGGCCGCGGTCGAAACCCTCACCACTACCCTTCAGATCCTCGCCACCGTGCCAACCACCAACGCCGCCATCCCCAACGCCTACGCCGGCCTCGCCGACGACTGGGCCAAGCTGCCCAAGATCATCGACATGCAATCCATCATCACCGACCCCGCTCCCACCGCAGACCAAAAGGAGACTCCGCAGCAGACCATCGCCCGCCTCCGCGGCTAAACCATAACTCCGCCACCCCCTAGCCACCACAGCCAATCAGGCCACCGCAACAGGAGATCACCATGACCCTCGTCGAAGGCAACCCCGTCAACAACTTCGCCAACCATGAAGTCGACGGTAACAACCTCACCACCGTCACCGTCGCCACTGCCGCGCGCTACGCCACCTCCACCAAACTCCCCAAGGGCCTCGCGCTCGGCATCATCACCGCCAGCGGCAAAGCCGCCGAATTCGACAACGATGCCTCCGACGGCACCGAGACCTGCGTCGGCATCCTCAACTCGGAAATCGACGTCGTCTCCGGAGACGTCAAGGTCGCCATGTTCCACATCGGCAACGTCAACCCTGACATGGTCATTTGGAAAGACGCCGACGCTCGCGCCGCTGCACTCGTGGACTGGGCCGCGGTCGTACCTCCCAAGATCCACGTCGGCACCTAAACCACAACCCATTCCCTCGCATCAAGAACCCAACAAACCGCGGCCACATTACTCAAGGAGAACCACATGCAGCTCAAGCTCCCCGACCCCCAAGAACTCACCAATCTCTGCGCGGCCCACGCTGCCGGTTTCAATCTCCCCGGCCGCGCCCTCTGCACCAGCCGCAACGCAACCGAACGGGTCATTCCCATCGACCTCAAGCGCCGCCATCACATCTACGTCCCCGACTTCCGCCACCCGTCCATCCCCGCCGGCGTCAACATCATCTCCGGCTTGGCCAAGATCTACACCGAAGCCGGCCACATCCGGGAAAAGAACGTCGTCGACCACTCCCTCATCCAAATCCTCGACGCCCACTACCATGACTTGGACAAGGGCAAACAGAAACTCGCCGCCGACAATGTCATCGGCCTCTTCCTCGACCTCGCCGAAGCCATCGAGTACCGCTTCGAGTGGGCCCGCATGCAAGTCTTCAGCACCGGCGCCCTCACCGTCGCCCACCCCACCGCGATTTTCGCGGTCGACTATCAGGTCGCCGCTGACCACAAGGTCACCCTCACCACCACCTCCAAGTGGGACGGCGACGGCACCATCGGCAACTTCGTCGGCTCCGTTCCCGGCGACTTCAGAAACGCCAAACAGGCCGTCGAAGCCCACTCCGGCAAGCAATGCACCGACGTGGTCATGAACCAGACCACTTACGACCAAATGTGGGCCGCCCTCGAAGTCGAATTCCCGGGCACCAACGAGAACAACGCCCTCCCGCCCGGCTGGCGTGACCAGCACCTAAACAACCACGTCAAGCAAATCAAAGGCGTCGAAATCCATATCGACAACCGCATGGCCGCGTTCACCGAAAAAGACGGAACCACCGCCGTTACCATGCTCGCCAACGGCGCCGTCGTTTTCCACACCGGAACCCCCATCGTCCGCTACAACGGCCTCGTCACCGATCTGGACGCACCCACATCCAACGGCCATTGGGCGAAGACCAACGTGGTCGCCGACCCAAGCTCCGTCGAGACCATCGTCCAGGCCAATGAGATCCCGTCATTGCCGAACCCAGACGAGATCTACATCCTTACCGCGTATTAAACGAAACCAACCGAGACCAACGTGGGCCGGCCCTTATCACGCACTCCTCCGGTGGGGGTCGGTCCCACCACAGCATGAAACAACGACAAGCCCATGGACCGAGTTGGCGACATCGTCTACTACCAAACCAGGCTAGGTTTCTGCCCAGCCCTGCTCCTCACCCTACCGCGAGGCGACGCCAAATCGTCCGACCTTCGCCTCTTTCTTCCGGACCCGCCACACGCGGACCAACCACAGAACCCAGACGGCTCATACCGCTTCACCACCCTAGAAACAGCCCAAGGGACAGCCTTTAGACCCAACGTCATCCTTGGAGACCGCCCCGGCACCTGGAGACCACGAGACCACGAGGAATAGCCGTGCCCTACTGCACAAAAGAAGACCTCAACGACGTCGCCACTCAACGGGAAATCATCGCCCTCACCGCCGAACCCGGCGATCAAGAACCCGACGAAACCAAAATCGACGCCGCCATCCAGCGTGCAGGCGACAAAATCGACAACATTCTCGCCAAGACACACACCATTCCTCTCTCACCAGTCCCCACCCTCATCAAAAGCGCCTGTGCCGATATGGCGTTCTACCTCTTGCTCAAACGTCCCGACGAACTCCGCCGGCAACGCTACCTCGACGCGATCAAAGACATGCAGGAACTCTCTAAAAACCCGGAACTCAACCAACCCGACACCGCCGAACTCAACCTCGCCACCAGCACCAATCTCGAAGACACCACCGACGCCGTCATCATGACCGAAGAAGTTGTCGCCAACTGGTAAACCCATGGCCCACATCATCCGCACCCGCATCTACGGACTCGACAAGATCATCGCCCGCCTCGGCGGCCTCGGCGGCTCCTTGGAAAAAACCGCCATACTTCTCGCCAACATCGGCCGATACAAACTCATGCACATCCGCCAAGGCTTCAAGGTCGGTGGCCCGGGCTGGAAACCGCTAAGCCAAAATTACCTCGAATTCCGCAGAAGACTCGGAAGACCACACAGGCACCCAAATCTACCGCTCTACGACACCGGCAGCCTCATGCGCTCCTTCAACGTCACCGTCACTTCCAAAAGCCGAGTCAAAATCGCCACCCAAGATCCACACGCACCCGTCCACCAAGACGGAGGCCGTACACGCGACGGATATTTAGTCCCAAAACGCACCATGGCCGAATGGACCACCGACGACAGGAAAGTAATCCTCCATAAAACCCGACGACACATCCACCGCGGTCTCGGTGGTCAACCATACACACGCGCTTAATAGGCAAAACCCATGCTTGAATATCTCCCACAACCAGGAAGCTACGAAAGCCTCGTCCGCGCGGTACAACAACAGCTCCTCGCCACCCCGACGTGGCAACAACAAGCCGCCTACATCGCCGCACCTGGAGGCGTCATTCCTTCCAACGTCATTCTTCCCTGTTTCGCCATCTCCACCCCCGGCTACATGCTCCCACAACCAGCCGACATCGACTACGACCTCGACATCTGGATTTACGACTCTATCCCTTCCGACGCACCCGCCGAAGACACTTTTCTCGGCCGACCAGGACAATTCCCAGGTCTACTCAGCCTCGTCGAAGAAGCCATCATCGCTCTCGCCCCACTGCCATCCATACCCACCGACTGGGCCCACGTCACCGACATCAACATCCGCGACGAAAACATCCGCTTCGATACCGGAGTCACTTTCGACGACCAGACCACCGCCCTCATCGCCGTAGCCCATATCCCGCTCACCTACACACTCTTCACGGGGTAACCATGGAAAACTCAGTTCTCGAGACCCACTCCATTCTCGCCGTAAGCGCCATGAAACAAGCCGCCGCACGCACCGCGGCCACCGTCGACCTGGCCTTCTTGGTCGACACCGGATCCACCCTCAAACTCGACGCGAACCGCGAAACCAACCGCGACGACCTCAACGGACTCGAGGAGCCCGACGAAGTCTTCATGCTCGGCTGGCAAACCTCGATCCCAATCTCCTGGAACCGCCTTCAGCCACACATGGCAGCATGGGCCCTCGCCTACGGCCTCGGCTCCGTCGCCACCGTCGACCACGCCGACAGCTCCTACACCCACACGATCCTCGGCATGACCGACACCCTCAACCCGCTCGCCACCGTCATCCAACGCTACGGAAATTCAGTCCTCAAACGCCGCGCGATGGACATGACCGTCAACAACTTCACGCTCGCCCTCTCCGAAGGTTGGGTCACCGGCTCCTGTGAACTCCAAGGTAGCGGCTACTGGGACGCCAACACCTCCAAGGAAACCATCACCGCCGCCGACGACGTCACCGAGCTCACCCTTGCCGCCGACATCCACGGCACCACCGACCCGGAACGACTCAAAAACCTCCAAGTCGTCGAAGCACAACTCACCACCGGCGAATGGGTCACCGTCGTCCCCACCGGGATCGACGCCGTCAACAAAGACACTTTCACCTTTGCCGCCCCAGGCGCCACCTCCACCGACATCACCTACCGAGTCATTTTCGTGCCGGATGAACCGGCATGGTGTACTTTGCCGGCCCGCACCAAGGAAAGCCCGCTCAAGGTCACCGACTTCCTCATCCGACGCAACGGACTGTGGGACGGCACCGCGCTCACCGGCGGGATCCCCATCAGCGCCGACTTCAAGAACTTCGAGTATTCCCTGCAAAACGACCAAACCTACATGAGCCATCCGAAGGCCCTGGTCGGCCAGCTCGGCACCGATGACCTCCACACCGAGTACGAGGGCCGCTCCGGACGAACCCAGACCATCAAACTCGGCCGCCAGTTCCGCGACATGGCCCTCCATCAGCACTTCCTCGACAACGAAACCATCAACCTCCACCTCATCGCGCAGGGCCCCGAATTCGTGGTCGGCGTCCGCAGCTACATCCTCGAGCTGTTCTTTCCCAAATTGGCGGTGTTGCAAGACCCGTTGGAAGTAGACAATAAAAAGCTCGCCGAAGCAGGCGATCTTGAAGTTCTCCACGACGAAACCCTCGGGTATTCGGTCTATGCCAAGGTGATAACCAAGCTCGACGCCGTTGTCGAGTAAAGGTCAAGAAAGCGAACCCCGGTCTGAGAACCCCTGAGTCACAAGACCAAAGAGAGCAGGCCAGCACTTAACCGCACCACCACAGAGAGGAGTGTTACCAATGCCCGACGACCCAGCTTTCGAAGGACACGACCCGATCATCGTTCCAACAGAGATCAAGAATTTCGAAGCCCGGAACTACCTGATGCGTCTACGAGACCTGATCTTGCAGATCATTCACTCCCAGTCCCAGGGAGTCAGCTTCGAAACCGAAGACGACATCGCGCGCATCGAGGGCCACATGACCCGGCTCGCCACCATCTGGGGCATCATCACCGGCGAGGAAATGGATTGCCCGTGGCTCCAGCCACAAGACTTTCCGGTCATCTCCCTCACCGAACTCCAGCACTTCAAGAACATCGACTTGCTCGACATCGCAAGCAGCCTCGGAGCCTGGTATCAAGAACTCGGACGCTGCGATTCCTCCAGAACCGGCGGCGCATTCTCCGCCAAAGACCGAGCTCGCGGAGACGACTTCATCAAGCGCATCAACCTCAAGCTCACCGTCTTCAAGGGAGCACTGGACAGCGACGACCCCGAGTCCCCTGATTCCGGCGACCTCCAAAGCACCGCGCTCTAAACCACCGGAAACCATTAACCCAAGGGGTTAATCAAACAACCTGCTACAGGAGAACATAATGAACTTCATGCTATCGGTCCTCATGTCTGTCCTCCCGAAGATTATGAGCGGCCTCACCCCCGAAGTCCTACGCGAAGCGATGGACGCCTTCCTCAACATCGTCGAGCGACGGGCCGTCGAGACGACCAACAAAATCGACGACGTCCTCCTTCTGCCCGCCTGTAAGGTTGTCCGGGTCACCATGGACATTCCGGACACGGAGCCGAACCTCCCACGGGAGTAAACGGCGGGATCCACACCACACACCTTGGTCCCGCGGCGAGCTGCAAACCAGAGAGGCTACCATCCCAACAGTTCCCTCTCCACGGCTCCTGCTCCCCGCGGGACCAACCACACACCGGAGGAACCATGAACGACATTCTCACCGCCACCTACGGACCCGAAGCCGACGAAACCAAAGCCCCAATCGTACAACCCACCACCGCGCCAGAAGACCTCTCCCCCTTCTGCATCGACCCCGACGACGACATGGAGAGAACCCCGCTACTTCTCCGCGGAAACCTCATCGTTGTCTACCATCACGCCGTCGACGATGCACAAATGCGCCGCGTCCAAGGCAAGCTCCACGAGCTACAGCAGAAACGCAAGTCCAAAGCACAAATCACCATGCTCGACGAAGAGCTCAAACTCCTCGTCACCGACGTCAAGGTCATCAAAGGCGAAGTGGGGCCCGAACGCCCCCTCGAGCGGAAAAACAAAAAAACCGGCCAGCGAGTCACCGTCACACCCGACCACCCAAACTTCTACAACTTGATTCCGCCGGCCGTTCGTTACTCCCTCTCCATGGACCTATTCCAGGTCGCGCAAACCCAAGACGAGGAGGACGAAGAAGGCCCAAACTGACCCAGACGCGGGAAGAACTTGAAGCCGTAATTCTCAACAATGTTCGCCCGCGTCCCTGTCAAGATCCACCCGATGAAGACTGTCCGGACCTCGAAGGTGTCGACGAAGACGCAATGCAGTGGACCTGCGACAACTGCGCCACCCTCGAGCTATCCGAACTCACCAGCTGGGCGATGGACTTCAGAGACCACCGTAACGCCGGCTTCAGGTTCCAAAACCACGAACTCACCGGCGTCGAATGGCGAGCACTCATCCACGTCGACCAGGTCTACAACACAAGAGACCGAAGAGAACGACTCGCCATGAACACACAAGGAGCCCTCACCTAATGCGAACGCGCGATACCGTCGTCATCGACATGGAACTCCACCAAAGCGGGATGCGCAAAGGTCTCAATCTCGCCCTCGGAGCCCTCAAGAGATTCAAGACCATCGTCGGTCGCACGTATCAACGCATGATGTGGGAGTTTCAGTATTACTCGGCTGGCATGATCCTCGGCGCCGCTATCACCGCCGGAGTCTACAAGGCAAGCAAAGGACTCCTCATGCTCGGCGCTACCAGTCGCAACTTCTCAAAAGGCGGGATGGACCTCTACCTCGTCATCCGCAACATCACCGAAAGCCTCGGCGAACTCAAACTCGCCGCCGCCGACGTCATCGGCTCCAGCCCGGCCGCCAAAGCCTTCGGCGACTGGATCAACGAACAGCTCACCGACCTCCTCGACCTCCTCACCGCCACCCCCAAAGCCGCCGAACCCCTCATCCGCACGCTTCACGGACTCTCCCGCGGCTTGTTGACCATGTTCAAATTCCTCGGCGATCTCGTCGTCCGACTCGTCGCATTCATCGACAGCAGCAAAGCCGTCAAGCTCCTCTTCGAAGGCATCGGCATCGGGATCCGCTTCACCATCGACGCCCTCGCAGTCTTCCTCGAGCAACTCGTCAATCTCACCGCCCAACTCGTCCCCGTTGTCAAACAACTCTGGGAAAGCGAAGACGCAGCCAAACACGCCTCCTACGCCCTCGGCGGCCTCGGACTCGCGCTCGCCGCCGGCAAAGCAGCCACCGCAATCACCGCACTCCACACCGGACTCAAACTCCTCACGTCCGGAAAGGCCTTCAAGTACCTCCTCGGCGCCGGCAAAAGCCTACTCAGCCTCCGCGGAGCCCTAACCGCCGTCGGCAAAACACTCAGCGGTGCCGGTGTCGCACTGCTCGCTTGGGACATCGCCAAACTCACCAAAGACGTCGTAATCTTCGGCCGCACCATGACAGAGTGGGGACAAATCGCCCTCGCAGCAATCAAAGTCGTAGGCGAAGCAATAAAGATCGTCATCCACGACGCATGGGAACAAGCCAAAAAATACACCGTCGACTTCTTCATCTGGCTCCAAGCCAAAATGACCACCTTCATCACCTGGCTCAAGGATTGGCGCAAACACCTCCTCGACGCCCTCCAATGGGCAGCCGAAGCCATCGTTACCATCTTCGAAAAAGGTTGGGAAGGCGTCAAGTTAGTATCCATGAAGTTCTTCGCCTGGCTCACAACCAGTTCAGAAGACTCTTTAAGCATGGTCGGCAAACTCATGAAAGCATTCTCCGAACCCATAGCACCCTACACACCCAAAACAGCAGACAAAACCGCCCTAACATCCGCGATCCAATCGCTAAGCGATCTATGGGACAACGTAGTTAGGAAAGCCAAAGTCTATATCGACATCATCGCAAAGAAGAAACCCAAAACACACGACCTACCAGCAGACACAGAACAGGGGGCCCGCAAACAGCTGGAATTCGATACACCAATGGGACAACAAAGAAACATCACTCAGATGCAAAAACTAATGGGCCTCGACAGCGGAGAAGCCCAACGCGACTTCAACACCCGAATGTCCCAATACGAAAAAAACATCGAAAACATGACCACCTTCAAAAGCGAAGCACTCATCAACCAATGGGAAGCAGAAAAAGCCGGCAACGCCGAAGCCGCCGACCTCTGGGAAGCCCGATACCAACAACACGTTCTCGAGATCGCGCGAATGAGCGGCTGGCTCGCCGACCAACGGCAGAAACACGAAGGCGAGGTTTACGTCCACGCGCGCAAGCAACAAACCGCCCTCCTGCAAGGCTTCTCCACCCTCGCCGGTCAATCCGCCGGCATGCTCAACGAACTCACCGAGCGTAGCTCCAAACACACCAAGGCTTTTTGGGCCTCGGCGCAGCTCATGAAAGCCTCCCAGGCGATCATGAACACCGCCCTCGCCGTCACCGCCGTTATGGCCCGCTCTGACCAGCTGGGGCCCGCCGGCACCGCGGCCATGGTCACCTGGACAAGACTCATGGGAGCCGCCCAGGTCGCCCTCATCATGACCCAGAAGATGCCCGGCTACGCCGCCGGCACCGACTACGTGCCCAACACCGGCCCCGCCATGCTCCACAAAGGCGAAGCCGTTCTCACCGCTGACCAAAACCGCAACCGCGCCAATTACACCAACGTCACCATCAACCAAGAAATCGTCGGCTCCATCGGCGAACAAGAAATCGCCCTGGTCCGCTCCGTTGCCCAAGCTGCCGCACACGACGCCGTCAACTTTGCTCTGCGAAACGACCAGCCCACCCGCCGCGCAGTAAGAAACGCAGCCAGGTAGCCGCCCATGCCCACCTCCAACGACGTCATGTTCATCCGCCAGCCGTACCGCAAAACACCCGTGTTCGCAACCACCATCAGCGAGATCAATCTCGGCGGCCTCGGAACACGACGCGAAGCCAACCCACTCCAACGCTACCGCTTTTCCTTCAACCTCCGTTACCGCCTCAAGGCCGACGCACTCGCCTTTCTCGACTGGTTCGAAATCCAGCAGGGCAAGCTCAACATCTGGACCTTTCAATGCCTACTCGACGACGACCTCTATGATTGCCGCTTCACCCAAGACCACGTCGATCTCGTCTGGCAACGCCACAACCTCTTCACCGCCAACGTCTCATTCATCGGGACCGAACAGACATGAAGACCATCTCCGCCGAACTCCAAGCCGTCGTTGACAGCCCGGCCCAAACACAGGTCGCGTGCGTCCTCCTCGAAGACTGGAGTCCCGCTGACCTCGCTTGGACCACCGGCGACAAACCCGTGACCCTCGGCGCAGTCAACTACTACCACCGACCCATGCAGATCTCCGGCGTCAAGGAAGCCGCCGACGGTTCCCTACAAACCGCCACCATCACCTTCGGCAACCAAGATCGCTATCTCACCCAACTCGCCGGAGCCTATGACCCGCGAGGCGCGCTGCTCACCGTTCGCCTCGCCTACCTCGACGACCTCACCGACAGCGAACTCCTCATTCCCGGCCTCTTTCTCCTCGAGTGGTCCGTCACCAAAGACGTCTTCATCGCCAAATTCGGTGGTTTCCAAACACTCCTCACCCGCCCATTCCCAGGCAGAACTTTCGACCGTCCTTGCTCCCTCACCTTCGTCAACGATGGAACCTCCTGGTGCGGCTACGACGGCGTTGACACCGTCTGTGAGTACACCGACGACGATTGCAAGAGTAAATCCAACTTCAACAACTACGGGGGATACCTATTCCTCGTTCCCCAGGACGAATAACCTATGAGCACATGGCAATGGGTCGGAGGCATCGTCGGAGGCGTCATCGGCGGCGTCGTCGGTTGGTTCGCCACCGGCGGAACCGCATGGGGCGCAGTCCAAGGGGCCATGTACGGCTTTTCCATCGGCTACGGCCTCGTCAGTATCTTCGAAATGAGCTCCGTACCCGACGACGACGACCTGACCTACCGCAGCCCCACCTATGGATTCGGCACACCCAAAAACTCCACCGACCCGCGCCGCCCCGTCCCCGTCGCCTACGGCTCCACCCGCACCGCAGGCCAAAAGATCTACCAAGGAGGCCAGGTCAACCACCTCAACAGCTCCCAAAAGCTCACCCGAGTCTCGGGCTCCATCGCCCACGACTTCTTCATCGCCATCTCGGAAGGTGAAATCGCCCACGTCTGGGACATCAAAGTCGACGACGTCCCCATCGGCGACATCCACGCGAGCATCGCCGACATTTACGTCGGAACACCCACCCAAGACTTCGACAGCCGCATGATCGCGGTTCGCAACTACTTCCCGGTTGGCGCCCTCGTCTGGGAAGAAGACGCCAGCCCTGAAAGCACACCCCAAACCATCTCCTACACGTTCCAGGAAGAAGGCATCGTCGAAGTCCACATTCAAGCCCTTATGGCCCTCTCCGACCCAAGCGCAGACATCAAACAAATCTGGTTCAAAATCGAATACAAAGACGAAGGCAGCGGAACATGGAGTCAAGCCGGCACTTTCAAATGCTTTATCCGTCACCGAGCCACCGGAATCACCGACTATTACGTCGCTCTAAACTACGTCTCCGGCGTCGACAACGCCGTCGTCAACGCCAAGCGCGTCACCACCACCAAGAACACCGCCAACGATCTCGAGCCTAACCGATGGATCGAACCCGGAGATCCAGAAATTTCCCACTCCACCCAGTATCACCTCTTCCCACCCGGCACCCACGAAATCCGCGTCACCTTCACCAACCGAGAAAAAGAAGGCGACGTCATCTCCGCAAAGCTCATCTTCGCCGGCATCGAAGTCTCCGAAGACAACGCCCAAAAGTTCGCTAACACCGCCTACATCGCCGCCACCATCCCGGCCAACCAACTCACCGGCCAGAAACCAACCATCACCTCCATGGTCGCCGGCCGCAAAATCGCCACCTACGACGGTGCCGCATGGACAACCCGATGGTCCAACAATCCCATGTGGATCCTCTGGGACATGCTCACCAACGATCGCTACGGCCTCGCCCTCCCCACTACTCAACTCGACCTACCGAGCTTTTACGCCGCCGCCACCTACTGCGACGGATTCATCCAGAACCTCTCTACCGATACCATCCAAGACCACTGGACAGACGGCGAAGCTGGATACATCCGCATCGAGCTCAACACTGACAGCGAAGACCTCGACTGTACCGGCTACTTCTTCGCCATCGACGACGTTTTCATTTCACGCAGAATCATCGCCCACGACCGCGACACAAACCAAATCATCCTTGACGAACCCATCCCCACCTCACCACCCATCGCTGACCTTACCTACAAAATCCAAGAACAGCGGTTCCGCTTCGACTTCATATTCGACACCCGTGACAGCACAGAAACCGCCATTCGCCGCGTCCTCGGCCACTGCCGCGGCATCTACTGGTTCGACGGCCCCAAGATCAAAGTTGCCATCGAACAACCCACAACCTCCATCGGAGAAATCGACGAACTCGCCCTCGTCCCTGCTGGCGACATCATTTCCGGTATGATCGACGGCTCCTTCGACTTCAAAGTCAAACCCAACGACGTCTTACCCACCGCCGCACGCTACGGATTCATTGACCCGGAACACAACTACCGCCTCCGATCCCTAACCATCGGCGTCCTCGAAACCGATCGCGAACCCGTCGTTCTCACCTACCCCGGCTGCGTCAATCCACGCCAAGCCGAACGACTCGCCGCCTACGCTCTCAACCTCGCCCAAGCCACTGCCACCATCAGTTTCGCCACCCCATCCTCAGCCCTCGCCGTTGAACCCGGAGACCGCGTCGAGATCTTTGCCACCGAGCCCCCGCTCGGCTACGACCTTGCCGACCCCGACATCCCCAGCCGCCTCGGAACCGGAGGCGACTTCCTCATCGTCAGCCGTAACCGCACCCCCGGCAACCTATCCTTTGCCGCACGACAATACGACGAAGACGCTTACACCGACACCGCCAACCTCGTCCCACCGCCACGCGTCAATTCCCAGACGCCAAGCCCACACATCATTCCTGAACCCGTCGCCGACCTAACCCTACAATTCCTCGGAGACACCTCCGACGACGATATATGGAACCCCTGGGTCCGAGTCTCTTGGACCCACCCGGCCCCCGCCGGCGTCAACTACTGGCTCATCTATACCTCCGAAGGCACAACCGGCACCTGGGAACAAGTCGCCGTCCACAACTTTTACACACCCTATTACCTCCAAACCATCGGCTTTGTCGGCACCCTCAAAGTCAAAGTCATCCCCTTCGGACACGTCCACCACAGCAGGTGGGCAGACTCCATCACCGCTTCCGTTGTCATCGACGCTTCCCTTACCGTCGACCAAATCATCTCCGGCGAGGGCAGCGCGGGAGAAGCCATCGACGACGCCGCCACCCGCGCCGACTGGTCCCTCGTCGAAGACGACGACGGCGAACGCCCCGAAGACAGCGCCACCGAGAACACCGGCGATCTCGCCGACCTCGACACCGTCGACACCGATGAAATCGACCCCGGCGCCGTCACCCATTCCCACAGCACTTTCAGCAGCAGCGGCTCGTGGATCACCAACACTTTCGTCGACCGCGTCACCCTCTCCTTCACCCCAGAACGAAGCGACAGCCTCCTGACCATCGAATGGGGCCTCCACGCCGAAACCGACGTCACCGACGACGACTCCATCCACCTCGGAACCGTCGAATGTAGACTCCTTCGCGACACCACCAACCTCAAAACCATCTACAAAATCGCCGCGTGCTACGTCGACGGCACCCAAGCCCAACGCCATCGACACATGGCCAGCGATTCCTTCAGCCACGTATCCGCCGAGAATTCACCCGGCACCGGCACCTACACCTACAAACTCCAAAACCGCAAAAACGACACCGGCATCGACACCATGGCCGCTTACACCAGCAAAGCATTCATCAAAATCACGGAGCACAAGCGATGATCTTCTATGCACGCTACCCCCGAGGCTCCGGCAAACGAGCCCGCATCCTCGCCACCGGGACCAAAACCAACCTCGACGAAGAACTCCCCGCCGACCCCAGCATCGCCGACGACACCCACTACGTCGAATGGGACGACGTCGACCCCGACGGCCGTCCGCTCAACCCGCGCTTCGCTCCGCGCACCGAGCTCACTCCGATCGTCGACAAAACACCCGGGCGGGTTATCGTCACCATCCCCACCAACGAAGCCACGCTCACCGTCATCGTCAACCACACTCCACACGTCGTCGACACCGAGATCCTCCCCCTCGACCCCACACCGCTACCCGATCCAGACACCGGCGAACCCGCCGCCTTCGACACCTTCACCGCCGCCGTCCTCGAGCTCGTCAGCCCCATCGAGCATACCTGGCTCATCGAAGTCGACGAGATCCACCTCTACATCAACCCCTTCCAGGTCAGCAACTAGCCTCGGAGCCATCATGCCACTTCGCATCGTTCACCGACCCAGACAACGCAGGATCGACCGCGCCGAAGAACAAGCGCACCGTCGCATCCCCATCAAACAAATCCTCGTCGCGCTCTTCGAGGCCATCCTCGAACTCTACCGAGTCACCCCCGCCGCCACGCTCCCGCCGGCCGCCGCCGAACTGCGCGACAAGCTCGAAACCCTTCGCAACCGCTTCGCCGCCATCGAACCAAGGCAGGAACCGCCGCAATGAGAAAGCACGATTTTGTAGACATCACCGACGAATGGAACGTCAACGAAGACGGCTGGAAAACCGTCGATCTTCTCGACTACCTCCCCGACATCCCCGGATACACCGTCGGCGTCAGCATCTACTTCCAGAACGTAGACGCAGAACTCAACCGATACGTCGGCATCAAACACCCAAGCGACACCTACCCCGAGAAAGGCACCATTCGCGGACGCATGGGAGGCACCTTCACCGGCGGTTGCAATACCTCGCTGCAAGTCGACGTCTACCTTACCAAGGCCCACGCCGACTGCCGCGCCTTTATCATCGCCACCTGGGACCACAAAGCCACCTTCCTCCGCGACGCCGACCAGCTCTCCAAAGCATCAGCCGTCACCGACAATTGGGAAGAATGGGATCTATCTTCCAAAGTCCCCGACGGCGTTCGGTGGGTCTTCATCGACTGCGAATGCCCCTACAACGACGAAGTCAACTGCCGGCCCTACGGCTCCAGCTGGGAACAGGTCGCCTACTTCAACACCAGCTACATGCACTTCCTCATCCCGTGCAGCGTCGACCGAAAAATCGAGACCCACCACCACGACCACGGCATCCCCAACTGGCGCCTCGTCGGCTACCTCGAAGACTCCCTAAGCAACATCAAGCTCAACCCCGCCGAACTCGACGGAGGCGGAACCGGAGTCGACTGGGAATTCGCAGCCATCGACCTCGACGACGAGATCATCCCCTCCGACGCCATGTTCGCCGCCCTCAGCTTCTATTCCCCAGACTCCACCAAACGGAACTTCTTTCCCCTCGGAGATCCAACCTACACCGCACCCCAACCCAGCCCCGCGTCCTACCAAGGCACATGGTCCACCGTCGGATGCTGGCCCGTCTCAATGGGCGACGACCTCTCCCTCCACACCGTCAGAATGGCGACCACCAACCCAAAGATATACCTATGGGGATTCATCCAAGCCGGCATCTTCATCCCCACCGCCAACGAACTCATGAACATCAAACACCCCTTCACCAAAACCCCGATCTTCAATACTCAGATCGCCGAACAATACGCCGGCGGCCTCGGACTCGCCCGCACTTCCTTAACCATGAAACGCTATCAATTCACCGTCAACCTACGCTATAACCTTCGCTCCGATGCCATCGCCTTCAAAGACTGGTTCAACACCCAAAAAGGAATGCGCGGCACCTGGGTCTTCAAAGACCCCCTCGACCTCCTCTACTACAACTGCCGATTCCTCCACGACGAGATTGATCTCGTCTGGGAAACCAACAACAAATACAACTACCAAGTCCAATTCCTCGGGACACCCCAATAATGAGACAACACAATTACATCGACATCACCGGCGAATGGGGAGCCAACGGCAGCGGTTGGAAAACCATCGACCTCTCCGACTACATCCCAGACCTCGACGGCGACGAAACCGCCGTTACCATCTTCATCATGAACCGCGACTCGAGCGTAACCAGAACCGTCGGCGCTAAACACCCAAGCGACACCAACCCAATCGCTAAAGGCATAAGAGCCAGGATGAGTTCCACTTTCACCGCAGGCATCAACACCTCCAAGGAAGTCGACGTCTACCTCCACTACGCCCATTCCGACTGCTTCGCTTACATCACCGCCACCTACGGACCCGAAGCCGTCATGCTCCGCGACGCCGATCAACTCGCCAAATCCCAAATCGTCGTCGACACCTTCGAAGAATGGGATCTCTCCTCTATAGTCCCAGACGGTGTACGTTGGGTCTTCATCGACGTCGACGGCATCTACTACGGAGGTTTGATCGTAAGACCAAAGGGATCCTCCTATGACAGAGGCTCCAATTACCAAAACATCCACATGGGATTCTGCATCCCATGTAGTACAGATCGCATCGTAGAAACCCACGCCAGGTACATAACACCAAACTCCAACTTCCGCCTCGTCGGGTATCTCACCGGCTCCACCGAAAACGTCAAGCTCGACCCAACCAGAATCGGAATACCCGGCACCGGCGGAACCTACGCCACCCTCGACCTCAGTGGCGAGACCATCCCCGCCGACGCCAAGCAAGCCGTCTTCGCTACTTGGGCTTCAGGAACCACCGGGAGAAATTACTTTATCCGCACCGCCGGAGCCGGCGTCGACATCCCACAAGCCAATATCTACGCCTACAACAAACAGTGGGCAAGCAACGGCGTTTGGCCGGTTCCTCTTAGTCAAGCCCAAGAAGTCGAGGCCTCCTGCCTAACCGTCAACATCCCGTACCTCGACCTTTGGGGTTTTCTCCAAGGCGGGGGAGGCGCCCCTCTACTTCCGGCGGCCACCCTGATGATGCAAGGAGATACCATCTGATGCAGAAGAACGTAGCAGGCCAAATCTGGGTCGTTTACGCCTACGACATCACCGACAATACCCCCAAGACCGGGGACGCCGCCCAAATCACCGCCAACCTACGGCTCGACGGCGGCGAGGCCAACGCCGTAGACGACGCCAACCCAACCGAGCTCGAGGCCGGCTACTACGCCTTCGACATCACCCAAGCCGAAAGCATCGCAGATTCCCTCCTCCTCGTCCCAGCCAGCTCCACCGAAAACATTCAGGTCGTTGCGCTGCCGCCCCACGTCTGGACCCGGCCGCCCAACTTCCAGAAAACCTTGATCGACGCCACCGGCAAGCTCAAACTCACAACCCTCGCCCCACAAAGCATCACCTGGAACGCCGACGGAAGCCACAACGTCATTACCTACTTCAACGGCGAAATCTGGACTCACGCCTACAACGCCTCCGGACAACTCACCGGCGTCACCGTCACGTAACCAAACATCAACCAACGAGCAACCCATGTTCCCAAACACCAGCATCTACCTCTTCACAGCCCGTAGCACCATCCAAATCGAACCCGGTTGGCAGCTCATCGCCATCCCCGCGCGCTACGGCTATTGGGCAACCTCCGACGAGATTCTCCGAGACCTCGCCACTGTTCCACAAATTGCCAAGGTCGGAGAGTATGTC